GGCGATCACCTCCACGAACGCATCGATAATTTCAGATTCGTAGCCGTTCATTTCGATGTGGTCGCGATCCGCTGCTAATTCTGGCGCATAGGCGAACAAAAGATTGGTTGCGATCTCGACACTACCGAACAATTTCTCGGTGATTTTCTGCACAGCAGCGGTAACAGCGCTCATATCGGTCAGGCTAGTAGCCCCGGCGTTTGTCAGCGATGCCGCCAACTCCGACCATTCATTCGCCACCATTTTGCGCCATTCGACCGATTTGCGGATCGGAAGCTCTTTGATCGTGTAACTTTTGCCTGCAATAGTAATATTTGCGGTTTTCATTCGATTCTCTCTATTTTCATAAATACAGTGGGAAATCGACCGAATAGGAACTGTTAATAGCCTATTCGGTCGATCCCGCTCGACTAGATCTTCTCGGTCGTCACCTTGACCAGTTTCATCAACTGTTGACCAACCGGCTTGCTTAGATCCCCAAGGGTTTGGATCTTGAGGGGGATCCCAGTCGCCGCTTTCTTGGAGAACTCGAGTTTGCCATTGATCACAGCCGTGGCACGCCAGATGAACATACGGATTGGGAATTTGACATTGTTCGCCCCGACATACAGAGATTCGATACCGAATGCCCATTCCTTAACCGTCACGTCACCACCGGCAAACAATTCTTGGTATCCGCGCTTCGTGGCGCTAGGGGGACTAATGGTAACGGTGCTGCCGAAAGACAAACCCAAAGCGTCAGCCGACGCTTCAGCCAGGGTTGTTTCGATCAACGCTTCCTCTTTCGTGCGCAAGCGTTTAATCGGCAAGGTAGATCCCTCAACTTCAATATCGAAAGTTTCGTTGTTGAAGCCCAGGGAAATAGGCGTCAAGGTTTCGCCCAGATCCTTCCAGTTACCACCCCACGCAGCGCCGTATTGAATGGTCGTTTCGGAGGGGTGAGCCTCCCCGACCGGAGCGTACAGGATCCTAGCGGGGGCGGCCAGGATGTCGGAAACGTTATTGATAGTCATTTTGAATTGCTCCTATTGGAAAATTGGTTACTCGGCAGTCGCCGAAAATGCAAAAATGTCGAAATAGACGATATACTCGTCAAGATCGGAATCGTAATCTTCCGTCAAAGACTCACAGGTCATAGCGAAATGATGGTAGCGATTGAATCGCTCCTCGGTTGCCTCTAGGGCACGAATTGCGTAGTGGCTCAGGTGATGAGCGTCAGCATAAGTTTTCGCATGAACTGTGAATTGGAGTCGATGACGGTACAGATGCCCGTTTTCCGATTCCGAAGTTCGACTAATAATCTGGTAAGTCATCGACGGCAATACCGCCGATTGTGGAAGGCGATGGGGGTAGATTCGATTCCCCGCCATCTCCTGAACCAACGGGTTCGTTGAAAGCGTGTGAAAAATCACCTCTCCAATCAACTGTGGCCGATCAATCATCCGAGCCTCCGCAAAAGTCAGGTGCATCCCCTCTAGAACTCTAGTTAATTCAGCGTTGATAATCACCCCCTGATCACCATCCGCCGCGTGGATTCTAGCATTAACATGGTAGGTATAGGGGAACGGATCGATCGGGTCGGTGTTGTCCCGACGCTCTAGCTGATAGGTGATCGCTGGTAACTGAGTCTGCGCCGGCAAGTAGATCGGGTAAATTCGATCCCCAACCGAAGTCTGTAGAGCCGGATCAGCCGAGAGAGTTACAAAGATCTTATCTCGCGTCATTCCAAGCCCTCGCTCAATTTCTCGATAACTTTTTCGGCCAATTGCCTCTGATTAGCATCTAGGGCTGGGCGCATAAAAGGTCGAGCGCGCATCTTTCTAGTACCCCGCTCGAGAAAACCGGCATAGAACGCCGAGAAACCAGCGACAGCTTCGTGGCGTCTCGGTCGAATTTGGCGATTATTTTTACCATCCGAGCGGTACGTGCTGCGGCTCTGTGTCGCCACATACCCCGATGATTTCAGATCCCCGGTATCCTCTGGTGCCCTAGCAGTAGCATCTGCGACGAGAATTTCACCGGCTGCGAATAAAGCATCGTCGGTGTTGCCGTCGATGAGTGCCAACAATTCGTCAGCATTCCATCGTAGTTGCACTCTAGATTTCGACATCAGTTGCCACCAATACCGTTTCCCGTTTCGCCCCATCTGGGTCAAAAACGCTCAGAATCTCAAGGGCTTTGCCCCGCCACACCACGCGCATTTTCGGGGTGATGTCCGCTCGATAGCGTATATTGATTCGATAGGGCAACGTGGCCACCGTGCGATCCGCGAGGCTACGTAGATTCTCGGTGCCGGTCATCTGGCGCACGGTCGCCCATACATCGACAAACGTCTGCCACGATTTCACCTCTGCACCATAGTCATCGCGTGCGACGGATTGAGATTCGATCCGAATCCGTTCATTCATTCGCCCGATAATCATCAGCGCCACCCACGATTCATTAAAAGTAGGTGGATTGCACCATTCGGTAGTTGTACAGCACCAGCACCCTGTTGGGCGATAACATCCTGCCGATTCTCATAGAGATGAGCCAAAGTCAGAAGCACGGCAGCTTTATACATTGCCGGCACGTTGTCGCTAGTGCCGTAGCCGGCCCGATAGCGGATGGTTGGGATTCCGTCGATTGCCACACTGAAGATGATCTTTCCAGGCTCGGAGATCACATCAACTGAATAATCTGTGGTCGGCACAGTGACGATATTGCCACTGATATCTTCGTATACCACCGATTCGACGCTCATCAATGGCGGTAAAGGTAGTTTGATCGGATTCCCGGTGTCGGGAATTTTGCCGGGAACGAAATCGTACACCCGCTCGACAAAAGACCGATGCGCAATCCCTTCGCACGCTTCTGTAGCGGCTTGCAGGTAGATATAGATCAGTGCGTTTTCGGTCGTTGTATCGACCCGGAGGTGAGCCAGCGCCTCCTCCATCGTCACAACAGATTCCATCGGTGGCGTTACGATTTTGATCATGATTACCGTTTCCCTTTGCGCCGAATTACCGTCTGCTCGGGCGCAAGTGCCGCGACTGCTTCTTCGGGTTGATTCCCGGTGTCGGGAATCGTCATAGTCTGGACCGCCGCTGTGGATGCCCGACCGATTGCGATCAGAAATTGAGCCATGCGTTCCGTTGTAACGATTGGCTCCCCGGCAGCAAAATGAACCCCATCGATCAATGTATCCTGCGATAATTCAATAGTCATTTCGGATTCCTCGATAAGTGGGTGGCGACAATCAGCCACCACCCACTTCTTAGAACTACGGAGTCAGCGCATCAAGCATCGCAGCGAAAGAGGCGACATTTCGCACAGCGAAATCGACCGATTGGAATACAACCACGCGCATGGTTCCGCTGGTTGAATTACTATATGGGTCAACAATGATGTCCAGGCCACCCCACAAGCCCATAAGCAGATCGGCCCAGTTGCCATAGAAGAGCGCCGAACAGGTGCCGACCGCTGTTCCCTTGGTCAAGTTCGATCGTACTTGATTCGACACATTCGCCCGATAGCCGTTCAGGGTGTTGTTGTCGTTCCAGATAAACTGCGCAGTGCTTGCGGCTTTCTCGGTGACCTTCAAGCGACCGCGAACCTTAGCGTTGGTCAAGTAACCCAGCGTGCCAAGGTCGGCGTTGTTGCTGGCGACCGCAGTCTCCAGAGCGACGATATTCGCCCAGGTCGGCGCGGCACCATTAGCGCCACCAGCCACGGAACCAATGCCGCTCGTTAAAGCAACGCCACGCGGCTGATTGGCATCTGTTGCCGGATCACCGTGCAGACCAGCGTAATCAATCGCAATCTGCAACGTCGCTGCCAGATCGGAGCGCACGAAATTTTCCACATCAAGACTCGATTGCTGCATCAACTTGCGGCTATAGTCAGTGTAAGCGCCAACGGTCTTGGGTGACATCACGACTTGACCGACAGTCTGTTGGCTTTCGGTCACGACGCCTGCTTCACCGACCCAATACGCCGTAGCACCGCCCGTTTGCGCAGGGATGGCGACATTCCCGACCAGATCGCCCAGTACGGTAGCGCCGGCTTGACGCAACACCAGACGATTGCGCAGGAGTTCGATAAAGCTACCCGACAACAGGTCTGTAGAAACCATATTACCGCCAGCGCTAGCAGTGCCGACCGACAAATCGCGGCGCTCCTGGTTAGCCCAGTCAGCCGGGACGTAGAACCCGCGAGGTTCAGCGCCCAGACGTTTGGCGGTAGCTTCCGAAGCTTCGCGTTCGAGTTCGGCCCCACGCCAGTCACGATTGGCAAACGCACTGATCGCACGCACCAGGCTGTAGCGCTTGATCTCACGTTCACTCATGCCGATCTTGCTGTCGCGCTTGCCGACCGGATCAGCGCTCACGCCCTCAAGTTGCTCACGCCGACGAATCTCTTTGTCGGCATTTTCAATATCGCCAAGAAATTTGTCGTAATCGCGGCTTTCAACTTCGGTAAGTCCGCGGTTTTCACCATCGGCCAGATCCAGCAAATGCTGGGCCTTCGCAACAAGCGCCGCCTTATCACGGCGCAATTCGAGAATCTTACTCATTGTTCAATGCTCCTTATTAGGAAATTTTCAATAGGTTTAACTTCATTCGACGCAACGCCCGTTGCGCCCCATCTTTATTTGAATCCTGCGACAATTGCGCCTGCAATAGCTCGCTCGGAATCTCTGGTAAATTCATCATTGATCGCGCTGTGATCATGGTGTCGCCATACGCCGGGAAGGTGACCACTGACACGTCGCCGTTGTCGATGCTCACTTCGTGCAATTCACGAGTAATTGATCCGCGTTCTTCGATCCAGTTATCTTTTATTACCCAGAAAGCAAACGACATTTGATCCAGGTCGCCACGCTTGACCAGGGTCAACGTATCGCGTCCCGCTTGGGTGTCTGGTAAGTAAATCGTCGCACGTAGCCCGATTTCGTCTTCGCTAAGTTCGAGCGTTCCGTTTGTCGTTCTACCAATCGTCATCAAGCCCGACTCGTGATTGACCAACGCCCGGGCATCTGGCTTACTCGCTAGGGTGCGAGTGAATGCCCCCGGCTTGATGATTTCAGTGAAGCCGCCTAGATCAAACGAGCGGCTACCAAACACGGCAGCGTAGCCGACAATTACCGGCCCCGATTCGTTTTCCTGCATTCTGATTTCTGGCGCTCGATTAAATCTGCGCTCAATTTTCCCATCGGACATTTGTATAGATTCCTTTTTATTACGCAGCCACCACGCCGCAATCACAGCCCTTATGCAATGGCCCGTAGCGTTTTTTGTGCCGAATCAACATCGGTTCGCTGCCATCAGAAGTATCAATTTTTGTACCCGCATCGACGAAGAATGATTCAATTCCTGCGATACGCCCGTCTAAGCCTTTGCAAAACGGGCAACTGTCACCACGGGACACCCAACGCAGGAATTTAACGCCGGCCCCGATATAGGCCGCAACCGAAAACGCATTCATGAATTCGTATGATTGCCCACGGGATAATTTCTCCGCCTTCGTTTCGGCCCAACCATCAAGCCGATCTTCAATAGCATCAGCGGGATCGGTATCGGCTGCCACCGATTCAGCGATCAACGCCTCGATTTGATTTTGCCCCGATGCCACGTAGGTATTTGCAAAAGTTCCGGCGAAAGCAGCGATAAAATTGCGTAGTTCGTCTGTGAATTCGAGTTCTCTATCTAATTCCCCATCAACCAGCCCTAAAATCTGCGGTGCATACGTCAACAGGGTAGGTGTCATGCCGTCGATGACCACCTGTC